GGGTTGCGCGAAAAATAACCAGCAAAATAGAACCTGATATAAGGAGTTAATAATGGGAGGAAAAGGCTCAGGTGGGCACAATCGGAAGACTATCGAACAACATTTAAAGAATGGAACTTACAGAGCAAGCCGACATGGCCCAATCCCTAAAAGACTGACAGCAAAACAGCAACACAAGCACACTAAAATTAAAACTAAAAAGGACACTGTTTTGGTGTCAGCAAAAATATATACACCGATACCGGCTCCTGCTTATTTTGACGAATATGCTCGTAAAGAGTGGGAACGAGTTTGTAAGGTACTCTATGATCTGGGGACGCTGCAAGATGTTAATCACGCAACGCTTGAAGGGTATTGCTCGGCGTATTCAACGGCGGTGAAATCTACTAAAAAGATTAACGATGATGGCTTCAGTTCAGAAAAGCCGTTATTTAATAAACAGGGCGATATGATCGGTTCAATAGAAATCAAGCGCCCGGAAGTGGACATATCAATTAAAGCCTGGCAACAGGTAAAAATGTTCGCTGTTGAGTTGGGGATAACCACTTCACGAGTTAAAATCGAGGATACCGGCGAAGGATTAACTCCATTGGAAAAAATGATAAGGGAAGCTGAACATAAACCACGGTAATGTATGATAGACAAAACAGCGGCCAACAATGCAATAACCTTTTTTCAAGGATTAAGACATACAACCGGACAATGGGCTGGCGAGCCTTTTCGATTAATTGACTGGCAAACAAACGTACTCACTGATGTATTCGGCACTTTAAAACCTGACAGGACCAGGCAATATAAGAAGGTTTACATTGAAATCCCTAAGAAAAACGGCAAGTCTGAATTTGCGGCGGGATTAGCGTTACTTCTTCTCATAGCGGACGGGGAACCTGCCGCACAGGTTTATTCGGCGGCCACGGATCGGGACCAGGCAGGGATTGTTTACCAGGCTGCTAAGATCATGGTTGAGGAAAGTACTGAGCTTTCCTCAAGATGCTCTGTTCTGGACGGGACTAAGCGCATCACAGTACCACGCACCAATTCATTTTATAGAGTTCTTAGTTCAGAGACCTACTCAAAGCATGGCTATAACATATCCGGATTGGTGGTTGATGAAGTACACGCTCACAAGGACCGCGGATTAATCGATGTCCTGACCAAAGGCTCCGGTGCAGCTCGGCGACAACCGTTATTTATTTTTATCACCACTGCAGGAATAGACCGTAACTCGATATGTTGGGATATGCACGAATATGCGTTACATGTTCTCAAATTCAGGAATCCGGAAGAGTATGATTGGGTACAGGGGCAACCGATAGACGATCCGGCCTTTTACGCGGTCATCTATGGGCTTAAAGACGATGACGACTGGACGGATGAGAAAAACTGGTACAAGTCAAATCCGGCCTTAGGGCATATTTTAAACATTGATGAATTCCGCAAGTCATTTGAGGACGCGCAGGTCAATGTAGCGGAAGAAAACCTATTTAAACAACTGAGGTTAAATATCTGGGTGAAATCGTCATTACGATGGATGAAAATGATCGACTGGGATGCGTGTAACGCTCCGGTTGAGACTGAAAGTTTACTAAACAACGATTGTTACGCTGGGTTAGACCTGGCAAGCACAACGGACCTGGCGGCGCTGGCCTTGGTTTTCCCATGGGAAGATATTTACAAAATCCTGGTGAAGTTTTGGATCCCAGAAGATAAAGCCTTAGAAAAAGAAAAACATGAGCAGGTGCCTTATCGTGAGTGGGGCAAGAAAGGCTTTTTAACTCTTACCCCGGGAAATGTCATTGACTACTCGTATATCAGAGAGGAAATCCGCGAAATACGAGAGAATTACAATTTAAGAGAATTAGCCTTCGATCGCTGGGGCGCTACTAAATTAATTCAGGACCTTCAAGAAGACGGTTTTGTATTAGAAGAAAAACAGCAAGGGCCGTTAATCGTTCCTTTTGGGCAGGGGTTTGCCTCAATGAGCGCTCCTACAAAGGAACTTATGACACTTGTTTTAAGTAAAAAGATTGCCCATGGCGGTAATCCTGTTTTGGGATGGAATGCCGACAATATGATTGTCCAGCAGGATGCGGCCGGAAACATTAAACCGGATAAAGCCAAAGCTAAACAGAAAATTGACGGCATGGTGGCCTTGATCATGGCGCTGGACAGAGCGATTAAACATAAAGCTCCAGGCCCTTCAATATATGAAGAGAGAGGATTTTAAATGAAAATATCTGATATTTTGCTAATAATAGGCTCTTTGTCTGTATGTACGGGTGTTTTTATGATTTATATTCCGGCTGCCATCATTTTAAGTGGATTGTTTATCTGTTTATTTTCTTATTCAATCTATAAGGCAGGTAAATAATGGGCGTACTTTGGGGTTGGATTTCAAATAAACCTTTCTGGCAGTGGCCGGACGTTGGTGTATCTTCAAAGGCCGGAGTTCGAATCAGTAATGATAATGCCTTAACCTGCACAGCTTATTACGCTGGCGTTACATTGATATCTCAGACTCTCGCACAAGTGCCTCTTCCTTTATATAAAAGACTCCCACGCGGAAAAGAGAGAGCAACTGATCACCCTCTTTATTCTGTATTACACGATGAACCTAATCCGTATATGTCTGCGTTTGCGTTCAAAGAGGCGTTACAAGGCCATATTTTGACATGGGGTAACGCTTTTGCAGAGATTGAATGGGAAGGTGATTATGTTCGGAATTTATGGCCTCTGCGTCCAGATTGTATGCAGATAGCCTGGGATAAAGGAAAGTTAATCTATATTTACACAGTACCAGGCGGTGAAAAGGTAACATTAAGTCCTGATTTAGTGTTACATATTCCTGGGTTCGGGTTTGACGGTGTAATAGGTTACGATCCGATTACGCTTGCACGCGAGGCGATCGGACTCTCCAAAGCAACAGAGGAATTTGGAGCGAGATTCTTCGCTAATGGAGCTTCATTGAGCGGGGTAATTACACACCCGGGGCATATAACGCAGACAGCAGAAGAAAACATGCGTAAATCATGGGAAGAGATGCACAAAGGGTTAAGCAATCAGCACCGCATAGCTATTCTGCAGGAAGGCGTTGACTTTAAATCAATAGGTGTTAATCCTGAAAATGCTCAATTCTTAGAGACACGGAAATTCCAGATATCAGAGATAGCGAGATTCTTACATATTCCGCCTCATATGATAGGTGATTTGGAAAAAGCGACATTCTCAAACATCGAACATCAAGGGATCGAATTTGTAACTTATACAATGAGTCCGTGGTTTGCACGATGGGAACAGAATATCAATCGAAAATGCCTCTCGACGGCGGATAAACAGACTTATTTCTCTGAATTTTTAGCAGCTGCATTGTTAAGAGGCGATTTACCTTCCCGATATACAGCGTATGCTGTGGGGCGGCAGAACGGATGGCTTTCAGCGAACGATATTCGTGAAAAAGAAAATGAAAATCCTATCACTGGCGGTGATGAGTATTATATGCCGCTGAATATGTTGCCGATCAGTCAATTAGGGCAAGTGGAATCCCCGAAAAGTTTAAAGGCACGTGGAGCAGCTTCAAGACAAAACATGTCTAAACGCCTAAGTGTTTTGTTTGAGAGGGCGGGCAAACAAATCGTAAACGCGGAGATTAAAGCCATAAAAGAACATCTTAACTCAAAGTCTGATTTCAGTGCATGGTTGGAGATGTTCTACAAAGAATTTACAGCGTATATTATAAAAACTATCTCGGGTCCGGTAAAAGAATACGTCGATGCTATTATGCCGCTGGCAATCGCTGAGGTACAGACTGCGAATACGTTACCGGATATGAGCACTTTTATTAAAAAGTATGCTGAGATATTTGCACGTCAGTACGTTCAATCGTCGAAAGGACAATTAAAGCAAATCAGCGATACTAATAATGACGAAGCTATCTTAATCAGGCTTGATGAATGGGAAGAACGAAGGCCAGGCAAAATTGCTATGAATGAGAGTGTAGCTTGTGGGAATGCCATCGCTAAAGCTGTATTTGTTGCGGCAGGAATTACTAAATTAATGTGGACGGCACAGGGTGATTCATGCCCATTTTGTCAAGAATTAGACGGCCAGATTGTAGGAACTGAGGGTAAGTTTGGAGTTACCGGCCTGGCAGCAACCAATCATCCGCCGATTCACGAAGGTTGTCAGTGTCAAATAATGCCTGGTTAAATTAAATTGAATCTAACTTAAGCCGCTTTCGGGCGGCTTTTTTATTACCCAAAAACGGAGGTAAATCATATGGTATTAACACGTAAATCAGTACAACTTGAACTTAAAAAGGACAAGGAAGGTGCCTTTATAGCCAAAATAGCAACCTTAAATGTGATTGATAAGGACGGTGATGTAACTGCCTCAGGTGCGTTCCCGCAGGGTAAAGAGGTTTTAGTCTCAGCATACCAACATGAATCATGGGGCGGTGCTTTACCAGTAGGTAAGGCCATAATCAAAGAGGATGGCGACGACGTAATTGCTGAGGGTGAATTTAACCTTAAAACCCAGACCGGACGTGAACATTATGAGGCTGTTAAATTTTCCGGCGGGCTTCAAGAATGGAGTTACGGATTTAGTGTACTGGAATCTGAGGACAGCGAAGTAGAAGGGCAGAAAGTACGGATTTTGAAATCCGTTGAACCTTATGAGATCTCACCTGTGTTACTTGGTGCCGGAATAGGCACTCAAACATTAGCTATCAAGAATGATAAAACCGCCTATGTTGATCAGGCCGAATCGGTGCTTGCAGCCGTTAGCGATCTGACCGAGCGCACGAAATCGCTTGCTGATTTAAGGCGTAAAGAGGGACGAGTTTTATCAAGTTCAAATAGAGAGCGTATGTCAAAACTTCTTAAAGCGCTCTCAGATGTAGCAACCGATCTTAAGGAACTTCTGGAAGCTACGGAGCCCGACAAAGCGCTTGTCGCTTATCTGACGGCAATCAAAGAAAAAGCCAAATTTTACGGAGGAAATTAATGAGAACTATTAAACAAATAACTGACGAACTGGCCGGTAAATCAAAACTGTTACATGACGTTTTTGAGGAAGCTGGCGAGGACATGGATATGTCCAAAGTCAAGTCTTTAGAGGGCGATTCGGCTGCTAAAGTCGAGAAAATAAAATCCCTCAATAAAGAGCTTGACGATCTCGGCAAAGAGAAGGAAAAAGCTCTTGAACTGGACGCTGCTCGCAAAAATGCCAATTCCGTACACGAGAAACTTAATGCCCATTCTGAGGTACTCGATACCAAACAGATAGCAACTAAGCCGGAACGGAAAAGCATCGGTGATCTCTTTGTAGAGTCTAAGGCAGTGGAATACCGAAATATTGATCGTAAGATTGATATTGATATTAAAACGCTGTTTCAGACTTCGGCTGGATGGGATCCCGAGGCAACGCGCATTTCAAGGGTGGAGCTTTATCCATTGCGTGCTATTGCAGTTGTGGACTATATCCCGATGTTCAATACGAACATGGACACGATCAAGTACATGAAGGAAACCACGTTTACTAACAACGCTGCCGAGGCTTCGGCCGGTGGCGCTTACGGTGAAGCTGCGCTGGCATACACAGAAACCTCGGACGAGGTGGAAAAGATCGCCGTGTGGCTGCCCTGTACTGATGAGCAATTAGAAGACGTGCCCGGGATTGCTGATTTCTTGAATCAGCGCTTAACTTACATGTTAAGAGCAAGGCTTGATTCTCAGATACTTAACGGTGACGGCTCCACTCCTAATCTTCTGGGTACTATGCACTTAAATACTGACAGTCCACAGGAGCAGGCGTTGGGGAGTGATAGTATACCTGATGCAGTTTACAAGGGTATGACCAAGGTCAGGGCAACTGGTTTCGCTGAGCCTTCGGTTTGCTTCTTCCATCCGAACGATTGGCAGACAGTAAGACTTTTGACAACTGCTGACGGTATTTATATCTTTGGTTCACCTCAGGACCCTGGCGTAGACAGAATATGGGGCATTCCTGTACTCCAAACTACGGCCGCAACTGAAAATACCGCCGTTGTCGGTGACTATCGCGGTTACAGCGCTCTTTATGTTAAGAGAGGGCTGACCTTTGCGGTAACTAATTCACATTCAACCGATTTCATCTATGGCAAGCAGGCTATTAGGTGTGATATGCGCTGTTCAATGGTGCATTTCCGCTACCAGGCCTTCTGTGACATAACCGGAATCTAATCTCAATAGTCGAAATTATCGGGGGAGTCGCCATCATAGCCTCTCCCTCGACTTATAGGAGAATAAAATGGGAATAATCCAAACTACGAATAAAATAACAGGTTCTTTGCGAAGGGTTTGGCGTTATGCTGGAACGCCGTCAAATGGCACCTCCGGCACTTTCGCGGGGCAGGCTGAAAAGGGTGATCTTTTAATCGACTCGACGAATGCCAAACTTTACATGAACACCAATACTACAGCATCACCGACATGGACAGAAAATGCCCAAACTGCCGGCTCTGGTGTTTCTCTCGGTGTTGTCGGAGATATGGCCGCCAACGGTACATCAACGGCTAATTCTGTTGGTGTAGGTACTACTGCTGCCTCAATTGATCATGTTCACAAATTAGGAACACATGACCATAGCGACAATACTAAGGGCGGAGCAACTATCGGCGCGGTGACTATCGCCTCAATGACACTTTCGGGTGATATTGATATGTCTGGGCAAGGTACAGGGACATACGATTTCATTTTAAAAACCGATGTAGCAGATGCTTTAAGTATCAGAGATAGTGCTGGTGACCTGATAGTTTTCAAAACAACTACAGGTGCTCAATCAGTAACTATCACTCCAGCGACTACTATCACAGGAATATTGACTGCCAGCACAGGGTTAACTGTATCTGCCGGAGGCATTACAGTAACTGGTGACTCTATTATCACTGGTGCCCTGGAAGTCACCGGCGCTCTTACAATCGGCGGAGCATGGACACTTGGTGCAACCTTAACAGTAGATGAACTCATACTTGACACTGATGGTGTAGCTCCGGCGGCCTCAAACTGCTATGTTGTAAGAGACAATACCGGCGACCTTACCTTGAATGCTATCACTGGTAAGGAAATTCACTTGGCAATCAATGGCGTTGACGTGCTCGATGTTGGAACTATCGTTGAAATTATCTCAGGTGGATTGACTATCACGGCCGGAGGTTTGACGATCAGTGCCAGTGGAGCAACTATCACAGGCGCTTCAAGCATAACCGGAAACCTAACCGTAACAGGCGATCTCGCGGTAACCGGCTCATTCTCATTCGGTGGGGCATTAACTATTAATGATACCGTCACAGTAGACGAGCTGATACTTGACACCGATGGGACGGCTCCTGCAGGGACTAACTCTTATGTGGTCAGCGACAATACAGGTGACTTAACTCTTAATGCTTTAACTGGTAAAAAGATTCACCTGGCCATCAATGGCACCGATGAGTACGACTTCTCGGCAACTATACTCGACTTTAATGGAAATGCGGCCGACAATGTAGGATTCCTAATACTCAATGCTGCCACAGCTCCGGCCGGAACCGAGGTTTATGCTGTCAATGACAATACCGGCGATCTTACCTTAAATGCTCTTACAGGCAAATCGGTAATTCTGGCCATTAATGGAACTGATGAATACACCTTCAATGCGACAGCTTTCCAGGTTGCCTCAGCTAACTTTGTACAGTTTATGGGCAACAATGGAATTAAGGACTCCAATGGGAACGAAGTAATACTTGTTGAGGCCGTTGCGGATGCAACCTCTTATCTGAACGTCAAGAATTCCAACGGTGCTGCCGTAACTCTTGAATGTTTAGGTACTGCTGACATGGGCTTCATCCTAACCAACGACCAGGACGAGGAAATATTAATCCTCACTCCGGTTGCCAGTGCTGTCAATGAAATAACCATCCTTAATGCCGCTTCGGGGGGACAACCTGCCATAAGGGTAACCGGAACCGATGGTGACAATGGCCTTGAAATTCAGAATAAAGCCGGTGAGATTATGCTGGAAACCGCTTCAACGGCCACTCCGGTAAACTGGCTCACCATTTCAAACCGAGATACCACAGCAAGGCCAATTCTAAAAGTAACTGGTGAGGCTGATATAGGTTTGGAAATTCATAATGCGGCTGATGAAATCTGTTTTGCAACCGTCAGCACTAATGCTCCAACCGTATATCTACAAGTTTCACCAGCCAACACCGGCGCTCAACCTATCATTAAAGTCATGGGTGAGGCTGATCTCGGTCTTGAGATTCAAAACGCAGACGGAGAAATTGAGTGTGAGTTTATCAGTGTATCCACTCCGGTAAACTGGCTTTCGATCTCTAACTCTGCAACCGGCAATCCGGTAATTCTCTTAAATCCAGGCGAGGATGACATTGGCTTCTCTTTCCAGGCTAAGAACGCCGAGCCGATGTTAAACTTGGCGGCCGTAGCTGTTGCGAAGGACTACATCGTCATCACTTCCGCTATAACAACAGAGGCTCCGACAATTAGAGTCGCTGGTGATACGGATAATATCGATCTTTCACTTGGTGCTAAAGGTACTGGATATGTCCGCATAGATGCCAATGTGGATATGTCAGATAACACACTCTACGGCTCTGCAGGTGCTAATGGCAACCTGATATTATCCTCAACCTATAACGCTACTAAGGGTTATATTGGGATTGCAAGCGGCGAGGAAGGTCTCAAGATCGGCGGAACGGCGGATCGTGCTGGCGCCGTGGGCGACAATGCTCTTCATATCTTCAACGGTGCAGCTGCTCCGGCTGGTGCACTTGCCAACGGTATCTCACTTTACTCCGAAGGTGGCGAGTGCAAAGTCTTAGATGCCGCCGGGAACTCCACAACCATTTCTCCACATACCGAAGATGGCGACTATGTAATTCATTCTTACTCCAATGTAAAGGATGAAACGGTCACTATTCACTTGGAGAAACTTGTCAAGGCATTAGCAGACGATCCTAAGCTGGCAAAATTCGTCACAGTCGAAAAAGGACACATCAAAAAGGCAAAGTCAGTATAGCTTTCGGTATAACCGAAAGGCGCCGGAGAGGTTTTATTCCTTTTCCTCTCCGGCGTTTATCTAAAAAGGAAAATAAATTTATAAAAAGGAAGGATTAATGAAACTCAACAACGGACAAATCAGTGTAGCAAGCCAGGCATTATCTAAACTCATGGGGCAGAAATTACCAGTATTGGTGAGCGCTCGACTAATCAGACTCGCGCAGGAACTTGATATTCATTTGGCTGTCATTAATGCAGTCAGGAATAACCTGTTCAAGCAATACGGAACTGAGGTTGATGGTCAGCTCATAATTAAACAAAACACTCCTGAAATGGAAACCTTTTCTAAGGATTGGGCTGATCTTCTATCTCAGGAAATTGATGTGAAATTTGAGGGAGAAAAAATCAAACTACCCTGGACAATAGAAATAGAACCATCCTCTTTACTGGCGCTGGAACCTTTTATTGTAATACCGGAGAGTTAAATGTTTGAGTCAAAAGAGGAAAAGAAACGCAAGGCTACCCGTGAACGCGTACAGCGTTACAGAGAAAAGAAAAAGGGTGTAACAAACGATGTAACACCTTGTAACAACGAAGTAACAAATACAAAATGCGTTACAGACACAGCGAGTGCTACACAGAATGTTACACAAACAAAGATGATCTGCAAGTGCAGATATTACACATTAGTTAATGGTGAGCGGGTATGTATCCAATGCGGCAAACCTGCTCCTAAAAAGATTGAGGACAAAATAAGGCGAGGCATTTCATTCAAATAGGAGGCTTACTATGAAAGCTCATGTTAAAAATTGGTTATTCGGGGCTCCGGTTTTAAGGTCCGGCGGCGCCGGGATTGCTGGCTGGTGTAAGGAAAATTCACTCAGCCAGTGGCAGAAAGGCGGTGGCTGGACTGCTAATTTAAACAGCGGTTCTCAATCAGGCGATGATTGGGCTGCTGCATTCATTCCTGTAAATGAAATACTCGTTCCTGATCTTGAGGCCGCTATGTGGTCATGGTATCAAACTAATGCCGAGACTTACGGTATCAATATAGTTATCTGGGCACATGATCCTACGGATTTTGACAAGCGGATTGAAATTACTCAGTCCGGATCGGCCACGAGTTTGGAGCATGCCTCCGGATGGAATGCACATGAGTTTCCTTCGGGTGATGCGGAGTTCTTCTTTTACGGTGAAAATACCACAGGAACCGGATTGACCGCAGGGGTTAATTATACATGGGCTCAATTCCAGGCTGATGCACTTTTCAAAAACTGGGCGATTTATAGAATTTCCTTTGAGTGGGGCTGGTATTCAACAGGCACTTTTGAGGATGCCTGGCTGGCCGAGGTTAAGATTAACGGTGTTTATGTTCCCTTGGTTCCTCAACTCGGAGAGAGGGCAGGCGGAGAGACTAAAACCGTATTTCTTGCTACGCCTAATCCGTCAACTACTAAAGCAACAATCATTACGCCGGCTGCCACTAAAAGAGTGCGGATACATTCAATCTTTATGAATACCGCTTCGGCTACTGCTGCACAATTCGAGGTTTATTTCGGCACAGGTGCGAATATAACATCAGACCCAACAAAGGCCATCGCTGCCTGCACGCTTGACACTGATACACAGGCTTTTGAGACTGTTCAATTCGGTAATGATGGCCCGATTGGTGGAATCGGTGAAGTTGTATCAATTAGAACTGCCACAGATATAACTACGAACGGCAACTTTACCATTGTCTATCACGAGGAATAGTGTGTGCCCGATCTGTGTTATAGCAGCCCTAATCATTACCTTTCCGTTATTGGTCCCGCTACTCGTCATTTTATATCTGTTTCCGCAGTCTAAGATCAGTCAGATCATAAGAAAATGGTACAGCGAGGGTAAAAAATGAGAGTAAAAAGTATCCAATCGAGGATTTTATTAAAAATAAGGAGGCTTAATGGCTAAAGAGGCTCAAGTATACAGTGGGCAGGGTGTTACTTATTGGGGGGCCGAACATAAAGACGGCCAGGGTAATCTTATTTGCAAACAGTCCATTGTCATCCCGCCCGATCCGATCAAATGCCCGAGCATTTCATGTTTTAAAAAGTTTTTCATAACCAATCTTAAATATGTTTTGACTTTGCTTTATCACGAGTACCGTTGCACTTATGCCGAGGCCATGAGAGGCAAAGATATTCCGATGAAATACCGGACAGGTGACGGAGTGCCGGAATCTATATTTGGTTTATTCATGGAAATTTTGAGAGTGCCTCATGTCTAAGGTGGCTAATTTAACGGCCGGTGAAGAAAGGTTATTCGCTAAGTATTACGGCAAAACTGATCTCATAAAAAACAATGAATTCTGGGTAGACATTGAAAAAGAGTTATTTGATTTTAATATCGTTTTGCCAATGGAATACGCTCCGGAGAATGTAAGGATACTTCAAGGGATGCTCAAGTGTGAGCCTGGCGTATGCGGCGAGTGCTGCAGGTATGGCATTACTCCGATCTATCAATATGACATTCACCGATTAGTAAGCTCAGGCGCTAAGACGCTTGATGATCTCCAACAATGTATCTACACACGTAAAGACGGCTCAATGTATATGAGAGGTGAGCCGGTTGGTGCTGATTGTCCCTTGATGAAGGAAAACGTCTGTACTGTCTATGATTCCAGACCTGACGTATGTTGGATGTTTCCAGTACAAAAAGGCGCTCACATGATAGGCGATAAGGGATTTACAAGGTACAGATTACGTTGTAAGCCGGCGATTGAGGTCGCCAGGCAGGTGTTTAGTGGTGCTTTAAAAGGTGGCTATACTCTGCTGCCAAACTTAACGCTTATCAAGGAGGTTTAACATGGCACAAACTCAAAGTCCTACAAATGAAGGTTACGGGGAACTCGGTAAATTAGTCGCCGAGGAATTAGCAACAGGGGTGCAGTCCGTATGCTGTCTCAAGACAACTTGTACGGCGGATGAAACTCAAACATCAGCAGGTGTTACCAAAAGCACCGAATCAGGACTTACTTTGGTTGATGCTGATTCGGTGAAGTCCAGTAAGACCACAGTCGATAATGACACAGTGGAACTTGATCACGTCTTTACGGCTGGGGAGTCCGCTACTGTAAAGGGCTTCGGGATATGGAATAACGATGACGATGTCCTTTACGGTATATGCTGTTTTGCAGCCGATGTACCAATGGAAAGCTCGGATACTCTAACAGTCGAAATGAAAATGCAATTCAAGAAAGGTAGCTAAGTTTTTAAAAGAGGGAGAGAATTAACACTCTCCCTCTTAGAACTGGAGCATCTATGAATGAATTAACCGAAAGGCGTACCGAGACATCTAAAACCTTTGCACTTGGTGGCAATAAACGCCGTTGTGTATCCTCCGTTGGTGTAATCCACTACAAAGATGATTACTCAAACGCAACGGAAACGTGGAAGGATATAGACCTTACTATCAAAAATGGTAAGTGTACGACTGCGCCTTTCGATTTTACTCTCAGAAAAGACAGCATCACATTCAAGGACAAAAAAACTGGCGATGAAGTCGAACTAATCCTTGCTGAAACTCCTGCTGATTTTGACTTAGCCAAGTCTCTTACGCTGGGCTATACAAAAGTACGATTAAGCCTGCCTCATGGTTCGCTTATTCATCTGTCCAAAAGCAAAGAGTCCACCAGTCTTGAAATCAAAGAACGTGCGGATGGTGACGATAAACTCTCATTAAAGGACCAGAAAGGCTTTGTAGGTATAGACACGGAGTTAAAGTCCTTTACATTTGAGGCTAATTCCGATATTGACATCGACATAGCAGCGACAGCGGACGATAAGTACGATAATGGGACTACTCTATCAAATGGCAATAATACAGTATTTGGCAACATTGCAGGGGTAAGTTACAGCAGTGGCTACAGGTTTGATAATGTTACCGTTCCTAAGGGTGCTACGATAGATGCTGCAAATATTATATTTACAGAAACAAGCGCAGGGGTTACGGTAACTACCTGTAATATTAATGTCTATGCTGAGGATGCTGATGACCCTGCTGCATGGGCAGACCATGCAGATTATGCTGGTAGATCAAAAACTGCCGCCGTAGCATGGAATAATATCCCCGGATGGGATGCAGAGGAAACTGGAGCAGATACCACTACACCATCCTTAAACACACCCATAACTACAGTTACATCACGGTCTGGATGGGCAAGTGGGCAGGCTATGTGTTTCTACTGTTACGATAATGGCAGTTCAGCAGGTGCTTATCGTGCTCCATATGATTACACAGCTTCAGCAGCTAAAGCGCCAAATCTGGTTATTGATTATACAGTGGCTCATGTATATTCAGCCTCAATAATTGTTGGGGCATTAATCTCAGCCACAAGGGGCGTTGTTGCTTTTCATCGAACGGCTACCAATTTGATCGGAAATGTAATCTCAGCCACAAGGGGCGCGGTTACTTTTCATCGAACGGCAACTAACTTAATCGGGAATGTAGTCACAGCCTCAAGGAACGTAACTTATGGGCGTTCGGCTAATATAATAATAGGTGGCGTAGTCACGGCCTTGGTTAGTATTATCTCTGCTATTTATACAGGAGTGGTAGTTACTGCATCAAGGACAGTTACCTATACGAGATCAGCAGTTATTTCGATAGGTTGTGTTGCAGCCTCTTCACGAGAAGTTGCTTATAAAAGGGCAGCTTCTATAATCACAGGAATTACGGTAACTGCCAGCCATATTGTAGGACATGTCCGTGTTGCTTCATTAATAATCGGAACGGTAGTTACAGCATCACGATTAGTAAGTTATATCCGAACGGCAACTAACTTAATCGGAACAGTGGTTACATCTACCAGGGGATTGATCACTTATCATAGATCAGCATCAATTTTAATCAGTGATATTGTTACTGCTACTCGGGCATTGGGTCTTATCCGATCCGCCTCAATAGACATCGGGAATCTTATAACAGTCTCAATACAAAAAGGTTTTACACGGGCAGCTTCTATTATAGTTGGGGCTGTGGCTACAGCCTCACGATTTGCAACTTATACTCGTACTGCCTCAGTTCAAATTGGCAACGTAGTCACAGCATCAAGATTAATAAGCTATATTAGAACGGCTACAGTTGAGATTGGGAATGTACTTTCGGCTGTAAGGGGGTTGATCACTTATCACAGATCGGCCTCAATCGAAATCGGTAATACAGTCACAGCTTCCCGATTAGCGGATTATATAAGAAATACCTCAGTTCAAATTGGGAATGTCTTAACATCGTCCCGTACAGTGGCATACAACCGAATATCCTCAATAGTGACTGGAATTGTAGTCACAGCAAGCCGTTCAATGGCTTATATTCGATCCTCAAGTATAACCACTGGGATAGTAGTTACAGCGGACAGGACGATTGCAATAATCCGGCAGGCCGCCGTAACAATCGGGACTACCTTAACAGCTTCAAGATTAATCGATTATATAAGAAATGCCTCAAACATCATAGGGGCTAAAGTCACGGCCTCAAGGGTAGTTGCTTATAAAAGAGCAGCTTCAATAACTATCGGCATTGTTACAACGGCCTCAAGAATCATATCGGAGGTGTTGTTAAGGATTTTTCACGTGTCATTTGCTCGTGAATTAACGCTTACCAGTACGATAGCTGGTGAACTAACCATCACCAGTACGATTAAGGAAAGATAAAATGACGATATTAGAATCTGGCGAAACTGTTGTTTGCTCATGTACTGTTAAAAACGGCTCAACATTAACCGATCCGGACACATCAATGAAGATTACTATTGTCGATTCGGAGGGAACGACAGCCGTTGACGGTGTGGCTATGACCAAAGACTCCACAGGAACGTATCACTATAACTATACACCGACAAAACTCGGTGTCTACTCGGTGACTTACGTGGCCGTGAATGGTACCAAAACAAGCAAAACTAAAGATCAATTTAGAATTAGGAGTGCGTCATGATTAAGCTAAAAACGGCTCCGGCTGATTTTCCTATTGAATTTGAGGAAGTTAAAACTCATCTTAGAATTGATGGAACGGATGAGGATGATTACATACAGGCGTTAATTATCGCCGCTACTAAATATTGTGAGAATTTTCAGAGAAGAGCCTATGTTACGCAGACATGGGAACTATGGATTGATGAATGGCCAGAATATTTTTCTATTCCCCTTCCTCCTCTGGTTTCGGTGACCTCGATTGATTATTACAACACATCCGACGTAAAAGCGACAGTTTCAAGTGCGGATTATTTTGTAGATACCAAGTCCGAACCCGGGAGGATTGTATTGAATTATAGTAAGTCGTGGCCTTCGACTACACTTCGCCCGACAAACGGAATATGCGTAACTTATATTTGTGGGTATGGCTATTCAGACAACGTTCCGCAGAATATTAAGCAGGCTATTTTATTACTCATAGGTCATTGGTTTGAGAATAGAGAGTCTTCAACGGACAAACCATTATCTCAAATACCTTTAGCTGTTGAAAGTTTACTATGGCAAGAGAGGGTTTTTTAATGCAAGCTGGGCAATTAAGAAACAGGGTAGTCATTCAGTACCAGGTTAAGGCGGCGAACGCCATCGGTGAGGACGAGATCACATGGACAACGTTTGCTACGGTTTGGATGAAGATTATACCTAAGTCCGGATCGATATATTACTCAGCACATCAGGATGACTCGACAATATCGGGTTATTTCTCTATGCGTTATCTCGCAGGCGTTGAGCCGACCATGCGTATTAAACACGGTGACAGATACTTATACATCATCGCTGTGTGGATACCGGAAGAAAAGAAAAATGAGCTTATGGGGACGTATTCGGAGGCACTTGATTAAGATAGAAGGGATGAAGGAATTGGAGAGGCAGTTAAAGGATTTACAGAAACAGCTTGGGCCCGACAAGGTGGAGCCTGTGCTTTATGAGGCTGCACAAGATTTAGCCGAAGCTATGAAGGTTAAAGTTCCTAAACACACAGAAACTTTAAGAAATGCAATTACAGCAAAAAAACTCAAGAGGTATGAAAATAATGCTGCGGCTGGGGCCGGAGTAGATCGTAAAAAAGCTCCACATGCTCATTTAGTCGAGTACGGCACAGGTGAAAGGTATCATAAATCAGGTAAAAGTGTTGGCGTCATGCCTGCTAAACCATTTGTGCGGCCTGCTTGGGATACCAATAAAGACAGGATTGTAAGAAAAGTCGTTGATGATTTAAAAGGTTTGGTTGACGAATGTTTATAGAACATGCTTTAAAAACTTATCTTGAAGCTCAGGCCGGATTAACGGCCTTATTAGGTGATAGCAAATTGTACTACGGTACGGCGCCTCAAGATGTAACTGCTCCGTACCTGGTAATGAGAAAAATTTCTTCTGTGAGGACTCATTCTCACGATGGTGGCTCTCACTTAGCACGCAGTCGTATGCAGTTTTCAATCTATGGTGAGCATGGAGCCGGCGGGTATTATGCCTGTAAACAAATAGCAGAGCAATTAAGAACAGCTTTACAGGGTAAAACTGGCAACATCGGAGATTCACCGTATGTTTATATAGGCTCTTCTTTGTATGACGATGAAACGGATGACTATGACTCTGAAAAAGGTTTAATCATTTTGTATGTGGATTATCTGATTCAGCATTACGACTAACACATTCTAAAATATAACATCACAGGCGCCGGAAGGCGCCTTTTTTATTTCTCAAAATCAAGGAGGTTAATATGACTACAGCAGCAAAAGCAGGATTCGGCGCATCCTTTACATGGAATAGTCAGGCCGTTGCGGAAATCAGTGAGATCAGCGGCATCAAGATTACCACTGAACTAAAAGACGTAACAAGTCATTCATCGAGTGGTAATTTCAGAGAGCAGATCGCAACACTCTCAAAGGCTGAAAACCTTACCATCAAGGGTAATTTTATTTCAACCGACAGTGATGGACAGGTTGCCATGAGGACAGATTGCAGTAATCAGACCTCACGCACCGGCATACTTACCTTCCCGTCAAGCGTCTCAGCGACCTTTACTTTCACTGGCTATATTGTCAGTTTTGAAATTACAGGGTTCGCTATTGACGGATCGCTGGAGTTTATCGCGGAGATCGCAATTACCGGCGAGCCAACGCTTGCACTTACAGCATCCGGCGGATTAACCGGGTTAACCGGCGTTGAAGAAAACGCTGGCGGTGCTCTGGACTTCATCCCGAACTTTGCCAATGGAACTTATATCTACACGGTAGCCGTCAACACAGCCTCGACTTACATTAAATTCACTCCAACGGCGGCCTCTCATACTATTACGATACTCAACGGGTATGACAGCTCTACGACAACGGTCGCCACTGGGAACCAATCCGGAGAACTTGATCTTGACGCTGCCAACACCGTAACTAAATTCACTATCACAGTAACGGAATCCACCAAGGTTTCAGTAGTTTACATCGTCTATGTCACCAGGGCAGCAGCTTAAGTTTAAAAGGGGGAGGCTTCGGCCTCTCCCTAAAAAAAGGAGTTTTTATGGTTAATATTCTTTTGGATCGTGAACGGCATTTACTACGAACTTTCAAAGGCATGGCACTCTTTGAGGAAAAGACAGGTAAATCCATGCTCAAGGGCTTTAATCCCGAGGATTGTAAAGTCGATGACTTCATAGCTCTTTTATGGTCTTTGCTGATACATGAGGATAAATCCCTCACCTATGAAAAGGTTGAAACAATGATTGAGGATATTGATGCCAGAGAGATCATTAAACAGATCGCCGAAGCTCTTAAATGAGGAGTGGTTTGAGGTTTGGGCTATCGCTCGTTACGACCTGGGGATAAGCGAGGAGGAATTCTGGGAGTTGTCAACAGATCAATTTAACGCTCTACTCAAGCGACACAATCTTAAACAGGAAAGGGAAGATTCACAGATAGCTATGATTTGCGCTGTCATAGCTAATATATTCAGAGGCAAGGGCAAACCATATAAGATCAAAGATTTTATGCCTGGCAAACCAAAACGCAAACAAACACCGGAGGAAATGGTCGAGATTCTCAAAGGCTATACAAGGATAAAAAATGGCTGACGAATTCAAGAAATTATTTATAGTAATCGGCGCACGGACTGATGGGTTCAGCAAGGGGTTAAAAGATGTTGAGAAGGGGTTAAATAAATTCAAAGGTGTGGCTAATCTTGCACTTGTGGCAGGGACGGCTATCGCTGCCGGTGTTGGATCTTCGGTAAAACAATATGCTGATTTAGGGGGAGAGTTTGATGATATGCGGCGTAGAACAGGGTTAAATGCTAAAACACTCTCTCAATGGAAATATGCTGCCGATCAAAGTGGCGCTTCTCTTGCGGGATTAGAGACTGGCATTAAAAAGATGCAAAAATCTATCTATGACGCGGGGCGCGGATTATCGACAGCTAATGATGCCTTTGAGACATTAGGTATTAAAATTGAAGATATCAAAGACCTGTCACCTGATGAACAGTTTGAGAAAATAATGGAGGCTGTAGCATCTATTGAAGACCCTGCTATAAGAACTGGGGTTGCTATGGATATATTAGGCCGCTCAGGTACGGATTTATTACCTATTTTCGCCAATGGTATTGAAGGGCTAAAAACTTTTAAAGAGGAGGCGCAGCGGGCCGGTGTAGTTTTTACTAACGAAGGTGCTGCCAAAGCTGATCAATTCGGCGATAGTATAGGAAGATTACAAACATTACTTAATGGTGTCGCTATAGTGGTTGCTGATAGTCTTGTCCCAGCGCTACAGCCTTTAATAGACAAGTTAATAGTGGTTATTGAAAATATATCAAATTGGATTAGCAAAAATCCGCAATTAACTCAGGGGATTGCTGCGTTGGGCGTGGTATTGATTGGAGCTGGCGGATTGTTTTATGCAATTAAAGCTATCGTTTCAGTTTTACAAACTATGGCAGTCGCCATGTCGTTAGTTCAAGCTCTCTCAGGTCCTAAGGGGTGGATAATGCTTGGAGTCGGATTAGCTGCGGTAGCAGGAGCCACTATTGGAATCAATGAAATGCTTAAGACACCCGAGACACCCAAGGGGTATGCTTCAGGAGGCGTGGCATGGACTCCGCAAGTCGCTTCACTGGCCGAGAATGAGCCGGAGGCTATCATACCACTGAGCAAACTCGGAGGCGGAGAAATTCATATTCATGTTGACTTAGACGGTGAGCAAATAGCCGAAGTGGTCGACAGACGGATGTACAACTGGGTTAATCCTTACGGAGCAAAAGGGTATGTCTAATCTTACCTTTGAATTAAACAGTGTTGACGTAACCGCTTATGTAAATATGGGATCGGTTAAGCTGAATTTCAAGCGGAATGATTTTGCTACCTGTAGTTTTTCAATACAGAGTAATCATTTAATACCAGCGGGTATAAGCAATTATTTTAGCTTTGACGTATTGCTTGATGGTACGACTATATTTAATGGGCGAGTTGTCAATAGTAGTTTAGAATTTGAATCAGCCGACCATCATACGACTAAAGCTAATTGCACAGAAGAGGTATCGCCGTCTTTACTGTATAACCAGGCATCCTATGATTTTTCTGACGGAACATCTAATGAACTCCAAATATTAACAAGTATATTTGCCACCTTTTCACCTAATCCAATAACGACTCATGTTATCGCTGGTAACTTAACAGCAATTGTTTTTACTAATTCATCTTATAAGCGTATGCTCGATGACTTAGCTAACGCTAATAGCCGGTATTGGTATTTTGACGCAGATCAAGAGTTACATTGGTTTGCTTCTACCGGAGAGGCGGCCCCGTTCAACTTTTCAGACAGTCCAAACAATTCAACGACATTCCCTTACGGCAAATTAACAGTCAAAATCGATAAAGACGGCATTTATAATATAACCGGTGGGACGCTTATTTGCTGGGAAGATGGACTCCGTCCAGGCATGGCTATCGGGATAACGAATTCTCATTTAAGCTGGACAGCGGAGAGTTTTATTATCAGTGAAGTACAGATGACCGTACTTGATAACTCCGCCGGAAAACGTGAATACAGAATAACCTTCGGGAATGCTCCGTTACCACGAATAACCGATTATATTATACGAAGCAACAAAATAGCCTCAACCGTTGATGGCGGATTAGTGCCGGCCTATGAGAACGACACTTCGAAGTTTTTAAGAAGTGACGGTTCTTATGCCACGGTTGCCGGGCTTGCGACAGATACTCTATGGGCCGCCAAAGGTGATTTAGCTGTAGCAACAGGGAACGATGCGGCAACTGTACTCTCTAAAGGTACAGACGGATATTTCCTTAAGGCTAATTCAGCGACAGCCACAGGGCTTGAATGGGTAGCCGCCGGAGTAGGACATTCACAAAACACAGATTGGATTTTACTTAATGCGAGTAGCGGACTTGAGGTAATCTCGTACGGGATACTCAAAACTATATTACAAATAAGCTCTGACTGTGGGTTTAGTGGTGCTGGTAATATGTTTTTTTCCAACGAATCTGCCGCATCGGGATACGTTTCCATCAGGGCGCAAGATATCCTTTATCTGACTTCTGATGTCAGTCGAATTGATATGACTGCCCCTCTCGGAGTGGAACTCCCGACATTATCATCTGACCCTGCAGGAGCTACCGAAGGAACGGTTTACTACAATACTTCTACTAAGGCACTTAGACATTACAACGGTAGCGCATGGGGGGATATAGGAGGCGGTCATACACAAAACACAGACTGGATTTTACTAAATGGAAGTGGAGGCAGTCAGTTATTCGCATCAGGGAGATTAAAACAAACTCTCTATGTTGACGGAACAGCGTATATTATGGCAGATGCCGCAGGATTAAATCTAAGCGGTTATTCCAGTGTCACAATAAATTCTACAAATGCCTCAAGCTACATATTATTAAGCAATTCATCTAAAACTGGTGCTTATATTACGCTTGATTCTAAAGCAAGGCTTACTCTCGGCTCTGCGTCTAACGATATATATTGTACTGCTCCGCTTGGTTTAATATTACCCGCCCTGTCCGGCGATCCTGCCTCTGGAACTGAGGGGGCGATCTATTATCATACTACCAATCATGTAATCAGACATTACAACGGTAGCGCATGGGGGGATATAGGAGGCGGTCATACACAAAACACAGATTGGATTTTACTAAATGAAAGTGGAGGGATAACGTTAATAGCATCAGGAGCACTTAAAATTTTAATGTCCGTTGATGCTAACTGCGGTTTTAGCGGAACTGGCAATATGCACTTTTCCAACGAATCCGCCGCATCGGGATACGTTTCCATCAGGGCGCAGGACATCCTCTATTTAACTTCGGATACAACGTACATTAATTGCTCGGCTCCTGCGGGGTTTGTATTACCAGTCCTAACCTCTGACCCTGCCGGCTCACCAGAAGGTGGAATTTATTATCATGGAACCGATCACGTGATAAGACATTACAACGGTAGCGCATGGGGAGATATAGGAGGCGGATCTCATACTCAGAATACCGATTGGATTTTGCTCAATACAAGTGGCGGAACACAATTAATAGCCTCAGGTGCTTTAAAGTCTCTTATGCAGATTGATGCTAACTGCGGGTTTACCGGAACTGGCAATATGTACTTTTCCAACGAATCCGCGGCATCAGGTTTTGTAAGTATACGCGCACAAGACATACTTTATTTAACTTCGGATACAACTTATATTAATTGCTCGGCTCCTGCGGGCTTCGTATTACCAGTCCTGACCTCTGACCCTGCCGGCTCATCTGAAGGTGGTATTTATTATCACGGAACCGATCACGTGATAAGACATTACAACGGTTCGGGGTGGGCAACGATAGGAGGCTTAGGGATGGTCAGCCATGCCTTAGATGGTAGCACTTATCACTCTGCTTGCTCTGATATAACTACATTCAATGCCTCAACCTCAGCTCATGGGTTACTTAAGAAATTAAGCAACGTAGCCACAGAATTTATGAACGGTCAGGGAAATTGGGCTATACCAGCGACAACTTTCGATGCTACACAGTATGACTATACAGGTTCACGGGCTATAGATACCGTCTATCAAAATACTTCCGGCAAGATGAAGGTTGTCAATGTAAGTCTATCATATTCATCTGGTACTGATGTTATTTGTTATGCGTATTGCGGGAGTGCTAATCCGCCAACTCCTGTAGTTGCCGTTTCCGGCGGCCCTATGAACGCCTATTCGTGCTTTCTTCTTACGTTTATCGTTCCTAAAAATTACTATTATAAAATTACGGATTCCTGGGGAGTAACAGCAGTTTCTCATTGGTTTGAGTGGGACATTGGTTAAACAGATGCTCATATTTACCCTGATTGTCTTATTTCTTGTAATTATTCAAGGTTTTCTGTACGGCTTCGATAGCTGGGCATATATACCGTTGTATTTTCTATTTAAGGAGGCTCCCGATGGATGAACAGCAACTATTTATTCTAATAGGTGAACTCAAAGCCGGGCAAGTTGCTCAATTGGGCGCTATCCAGGATTTAACCGCCTCCACAGATTCTTTAAACGATAAAATGAATAATTTACCCTGTACTGAGAATCTATCCATGATTAGAGGATTGATGGAATGGAAAAAGTCATGTAACGGATATGATAAGGCTGTCAAACTCGAAAAAGTAAAAGGTGGATTTTCATTGAAGGTGGCTATTATTACAAGTGTTTTGGGCACCGGAGTGGTAACTACATTGATAATAAAAATATTTGAATTAATCAGTAAATAGGACGAGTGATCAAATTGATTTAGTAATCATATATTATTGATTTAGTAATCATATGCCGCTCAGTAAATCTTTATATTGAGCGGTTTTTTTATTTACGGAGGTTTATATGTTTACGTATGTTAAATGGTTTTTCGATGAAGGTATTAAAAAACTAATGCAGCCTGCTATCACTATATGGGCACTATGGTTAGGTGGAACGCTTATAGCATCTGGGCAATTTGGTTTTAATTTGCCATCGGGCATAGTAGTCGGCGTTATTGGTTTCTGGCTTGGTGATACCTTTATTAAGAAAATTACAGAGATCGCCTTAACGGGCACCGGCATACTCCCAAAAGCTAATGGGGGCGGTACGGTAGAAACGCCTTATAAACCGCCCGAAGGTTATAAAGTGGACGGTTCAAAGATCGAGCCGGATCCGGAGCCTGTGGTCATCACACCTATTCCTTTTAACGCTGAAAATCTCATGTCCGAGGTAAAAGAGGCAATCATTGGCAATAATTCCCCAGGCTATCAGGACCCGATGAACGACTATACTATCTTCGCTAAAGCAAAACAGATCATCGGAAGAGGCGGATTCAATAACCTGCAGGCGGTCAAAGATGCTTATTCATTTCTTTTGACGTTAGCTGAAAAGGCGTTTACTTTCGTGTGGGGATGCGATTATGCCACAGCCTTAGCCAAACTTGGAACCGCTGAGGGGTGCCCGAAGTGTCCAGGAAGCGTAACAACCTGCGCTCCGAAAACAATCGAGGCTCTGGCAGCCTATTCAGGTATTCCATTTCAGGTTGTGCTTAACGATCTAAAAGAGGTTAACGAATGGGTAAACTCTGTGCAGTAATACTGATTCTTATTCTTCTAATCGGCTGTTCTCCACCAGTAGAGACCTATCCGGCGCGCGAACTCCGTATAGAAGTCACTGATTCTAGGGTTGCGGACTGGTGCGAGTGCGATGTGTTGGCGTTCGTAACCAACGTGGAAACCAAAGGAACAGTATCATTCTGTTATGATGATGGTATGTGCTGTTTACCCGAAGAAGAGCCGGAGTACGGAACGCTGCATATTCTGATACTGCCTAAAAATATCTGCGAGTTAAAGATCGTTCTGACAGATAGAGATGGGCTCAGTATTACATGGCATCCATAGCGGGGTTTCGTCCCGCCTTTTTTCTATTTATGCCCTCAACTACGGGGGAGCATCTTTTAGGGTGAGTCCTATAAGGTTCTTCCCTTCAATTAAGCGGCTTGTGTTATGAGGGTAATCACCTGCCGCATTT